TGGTATGCGGTGGGGTCCTGGTAGCCCTCAGCGTTTTTAGTTGGATTTTTCTGCATGGGTGTGCTCCTCCTATGTGATTTCTTTTTGCCAGGCCTCAATGTCAATGCCCTTTTCCATGAGCTTGTAGCGCTCAGGGTAAAGGTCATCCATCTGGTAATACTCCCGCATACGCCGGTGCTCTGCGGCCATCTCCAGATAGAAGTTGTGCAGACGCTTGGGGCCCCACCCATAGCAGCGGTACAAGGTCCAGAGGACCATAGTGTCCAGGTCAAGGGAAAGCCGCTCATCCGCCTGTAAACACTGCTGGTTTATTTCGTGCATCATGGCAGTTTGCTGGGTGGGGGTCATCTTGCCCAGGTCGGAGAGCTTAATGTTGATGGTGGGCTCAGATTTTACAGGGTGGCCCGCCTTGGCGGCCCTGCGCCGCTCTGCCCGGTTCACTTCTTGCGGCGGGGGACACGGCAGCGCCCGGCGTTCTCATTGGGCTGCCAGTCCTCCACCACAATCACGGGCTCACCGGGGCTATCGTCACAGATGAAGTCACCCTCACCTATGTACTGGCAATGGTCACACATTCCAGGGTCACACATCCGGGGCTTTTCCCGGTTTTTGTAGTTCTTTCGCTTTTTTCTCATGGCGTTTCCTCTCCCCTCAAAGCAGGATGTCAGTAATGGAATTTCAAAACGGATGCCACCGGCAGCCAGTTATGAAACAGGCTCTCAATGCTGGAATAGGGGCAGTAGATGCCCTCCGGCGCTCTCACCACAATCCACTCTGTTGCCGGGTCATAGTCGAAGATCAGAGAATAGTACCGGCCTTTTTGAAAGCCCATAGAGTTGTTTTCCCCGTCAAACATGGCGGACATTTGCAGGTCACACTTGATGGGGCCAGGAAAAACTCTGAGCAGGGCCATCATGAATATGCACACCCGCAGCCGGTTTGGCGGTGCATAGTTCTGAGCCATTAGTCTTGCCCGGTGGTGATCTCACCGGCACAGGCCGCATAGCCCGCCAGGTCCACAAAGCTGTCTGGGCTTGAGCCGGTGGCGATGCGGGCCACCTGAGCAGGGCCATCATGGTGGCCACATCCTTGGCGTTGATGCCATCAATGGCCAGCTTGACCTCCGGGTGGGCGGCCCTCAGATACACGCCCCACAGGAGGCCGATGGTGGTAAAGTTGTCCTCCGGGGTGCCATAGTCGTGCTCACGCTCACCGCAGACGCACACCTTGGCGGCCTCTAAAACCTCAGCTCTTTTCATGCAGATTTCTCCTCCAGTCTTTATAAAGTTCGATGCCCCGGCGCTTTTCCTCCGCTTGGACAGCCGCCAGAAATTTCATCCATTCAGGCTCATCAATGCGGGGGTCCCCATAACCGCCGGTATATCGGGCATCGGTGATGTCCTGGTCCAGTACATAGAGCGTCTTATTGTCAATCTCCGGCAGCAGAGGCGTGATAAAGTCCATCACTGTTCCGGGCATATATGTCCGTCTGCCCAGGGCATAGCGAACAGCACAGTTCAAAATGGTGCCGAAGTCCTCACGGGCCGGGTCCAGGAGGCGGCGGGTGGATTTGCTCATGGTCAGGCCTCCAGGTCTGCAAAGATGTAGGGCACCTTTTCCTGCATCTGCCGGAGCAGCGGGATGGCCACCTCACGCATTTGCGGGTGCGCCGCCGGTGCGGTCCGCAGCTTGAAGAAGTGCCGCCACTCTCTGAGGTTGGCCGTCATCACCACCTCAGTCTTGAGGCTGTTGGGCAGGACGGCACGGGCCTCCTGTGGGGTGCAGCCCCAGTCAAGCAGGGAGAAATAGGAGCGTTCTGCCGTTTCACAGGCATTACGCCAGACAGCATAGGCTCTGGTTCCCGGCTCCAGGTAAAAGGGCTCAATGACGGTGATTTCCTTGCCAAAGCTATCCTTAACATAGTTGCAGTAGCGGGTGCTTTCCTGGCAGTAGGAGGCCAGCCGGTGCCGGACGATCTCATGGGACACACCCCGGTCCACAATAAACTTGACCGTGATGCTGTCATGCTCCAGCACGGCCTCATGGCCACGCTTGATGATGTTGCCCACAAAGGTGGCGGCAGAGGTGCCGGTGATTTTGTCCTCTGACTTGTAGCACACCCGGCCACAGCGCTCAATGTGCTGGATGATGGCAGGGCCGTCCACCTGGGTGAGAAATTCAAAACTGGGGGATATGATTTTCATTTTTTGATGTCCTCCTTATCTGGTGTAAATCTTCTGGGTGGTAGATAAAATAGTTTTTCAGTTACAGAAAAGTAATTGCTTTTGTTTCGGTCTAGGGTTCGGGTAAATGGCTTTTCCCATATGCACTCAATGTCTGGCGGCCCCTCTTGCTCACTGACAAAAACCGTATGGCCGGTATCAGATAGCAGTCTCATGGCGGTCCAAAATTCAGCAGTGTTAAAGCGCTCACCACTATAACCTGTTGTGTTGCTGTATGGAGGGTCGGCGTAAATCACAGCACCTCGTGGTATGCAGAGGTGGCGATAATCACCGCATATAAATTCTGCTTCATGTAGGGTGTTCATATCTTTGAGTAAAGAGCGTTTGCTTTGCGCTGCATAATTTGTGCCGGATGCATTTCTGGCATATCCTCCAAACCATTTTCCTCCGAAGCTACACCCAAAGCCAGCGAAACCAGCAAGCACAGGGTCAGCATCTTTGTTGTCCTTAATGCGTTGATATTCTTCCGCTGTGATAACTTCTGGCAGGTTATACCCGCTTTGAACACCTCGCAACATGGCAATGAGATAAAAGTGTTTATCATTGAGTATTTTTCGCTGGTATCCTGTTACTTTACTTTCAACGGAGCAGGACCCGCAAAATAGGCTGACAAAGCAGTCCCCCCCCGCTGCCGTCAATATAGAGGCTATTGGAGCTGCAATTCTGGACTTTCCTCCTTGGTATCTCATTGATAATGTCAGCGATTGGCCGGGCAATTCTGCTTTTTCCGCCCATGTATTGCACAGTCAATCAGTCCTTTCTTAAAAATACACATGGCTCAGTAGCCCACGCCGATGTAGTCCAGCACCTTGGCCCACCCGTATTTTTCGCCGTTGGCATCGGTACAGCAGTCATACATCCAGTAGTGCCACTCCTTGGGGTTGCGCTCTTTGAGCTGGTCAAAGCGGTGGGGGCGTTTCTCCAGGTGGATGCCAAAGCCGCACATGGAGCAGCCGGTCCGCTGGGCCTTTGTGGTGTAGAGGGTCCCGTCCTCTTTCCGCTCAATGGTTCCGTAAATCTCCGGCACGGGGACTTTGAGATCAAGAGCCAGTTGCAGCAGGTCTTGCCGGGAGAAGATAGCAAACGGGGCGGAGCGGATGGTGGACTTGCCAAAGTAGTTGCAGCCGTTAATTCTCAGGCTTTTTGCACGGCGGCCACCCTCAGAGGCCATAAGACCCAAAAACGGGACGCTGTTATGCTCTTTTGCCCAGTCATCACAAGGCTTTTCCTTGAGGTAGTAGCAGCATTTGGAAGATACCTTGAAGTCCGGCACATCGTAGTCTGTGCCCTCCTCATCGTTGGCATAGCCTCCAAACTTCTCAAGCCATTTCTGGGACATCTTCATCCGGCTGTTTTTCTGATAGCCACCATAGGCTCCAGTCTCGCCGGTGACGATGGCATGACGCACGGTCTTGTTTTTGTCGGTAGGGTTCGCCAGGGTTTCAATTTTGGCGGCCACTTCCTTGGAGAGGACAGGGAAGCCAAACTCCTGGATGATCTCCTGTTTTGTCCAGCGGTGCTCCCGTCCGTCCTCATCCACACTTTTGATGGAGGATTGCAGCCGCTCAATGCCCAGGTCCCGGTGCACTTTCTGGATAGATGCGTCCTCCAGGAAAGAAACGCTAATACCGGGGGCGTGGATGCCGATATGCTGTAAAAACAGATACAGAGTGATGCTGTCCAGGCCGCCCACAGAAACATGGTAGTTGAGCCCCCGCCGGTCACACTCCCGGACAAACTCCCTTGCCCGGATGGTGGCGTATTTAACCTTAAAGTCATAGTCCTGCTGTTCCTTGACCATGAAGTCAGCAATTTTCCGCCTTGCGTCTATACGCTCCATGCGTTCTAAACAGTTTTCCACTACTTAATCAGTCCTTTCTAAAGAATGTCCCCACCCAGCCGTCTGCATTGAGGGGCAGCTCTGTGGCCCAGGGGATGGGCTCCCGCATGATGTCCACCACCGTCTGGAGCATGGTGTCCTCATCGGCAAAGGGGGCCACATCAATGATGACCTCATCATGCACATGGAACACCACCGGCAGCCCGGCGGCCTCCAGGCGCTCAATGGCACCGGCCAGGGCATCACGGGCAATGGCCTGGACGCAGTTCTCCACCAGCTTGCCGCCATAGGTTTCAATCTGTTTCCAGCGCTTGGTTTTCTGGTCCATGCCCATGTAGGCGATGGAGGGGTTGCCCCACTGGTTCTCTCCGATGCTGGGGTTGACATAGTAGAGCTTGCGGCCAGAGGGGAGTGTGATAGTAAAGCAGTCTGTGCCCTGGTTGTAGTCGTACTCACGGGCCAGCATGAGGCCATTGATGCCCACACTGCCGCCCTGGGAGATGACCTGCACGGCGGCGCTGTCCATTGAATACCACAGGTCACGGATGCGCTTGTTGGCCTCCCGCCAGCGCTGCACGATGTCCGGCAGGTCCTCCTCCGGGATGCCCATATCCAAAGCGCCCATGTTGATGAG